GCTGAAAAGTTAAGTTACGACTACGGTTTAAAAGTTGCTAAAGCTATTGAAACAGAGTGGTTTTACAATGATTATAACCAAACTAGATATACAACTAATAAAAATAATTATCACAATTTAAGATTATACGCTAGAGGTGAGCAGTCAATACAAAAATATAAAGATGAGTTATCAATAAACGGTGACTTAAGCTACTTAAATCTTGATTGGAAACCTGTACCTATTATACCTAAATTTGTTGATATAGTTGTTAACGGTATTGCTGAGCGTATGTACGATATAAAAGCTTACTCACAAGATCCATTTGGTGTTCAAAAAAGAACTGAATATATGGATTCTATACTTGAAGACATAAAAATGAAAACTCTTGATGATTACGCAAGAGATACTTTAGGTATGGAACTTTCTAATAACGATCCTAAAACTTTACCAGCAAACGAAGAGGAGTTAGCGTTACACATGCAATTAACTTACAAGCAGTCTATAGAAATAGCTGAAGAGCAAGCTTTAAAAACTTTAATGAATGGTAATAATTACGAGTTAATTAAAAAGCGTTTTTATTACGACTTAACAGTTTTAGGTATTGGTGCTGTAAAAACTAACTTTAATACATCAGAAGGAATTACTATAGAATATGTAGATCCTGCTGACTTAGTTTACTCTTATACCGAATCACCTTATTTTGATGATTTATATTACGTTGGTGAAGTTAAAAAAATACCTGTAAACGAATTAGCTAAAGAGTTTCCGTTTTTAGAGCAAGAAGATTTAGAAGATATAATCAAAAACAAAAATTATCACCAAACTAACTACGATCAAGGTATTAGTCATTACAAAGAAGTAGATAATAATAAAGTTCAAGTTTTATATTTTAATTATAAAACTTATATGAACGAAGTTTATAAAATAAAAGAAACTGGTAGTGGTGCAGAAAAAGCTATTGAAAAAGATGATAGCTTTAATCCACCAGAAGATAAAGAAGGTAACTTTACAAGATTGCATAGAGCTATAGAGGTTTTATACGAAGGCGCTTTAATACTAGGTACTAATAAACTGTTAAAGTGGGAAATATCTAAAAACATGATGAGACCTAAAAGCGATTACAATAAAGTAAAAATGAATTATTCTATTGTAGCGCCGCGTTTATATAAAGGTAAAATTGAAAGTTTAGTAAGACGTATAACTGGTTTTGCTGATATGATACAACTTACGCATTTAAAGTTACAACAAGTAATGGCACGTATGGTGCCAGATGGTGTTTATCTTGATGCTGATGGTTTAGCTGAAATAGATTTAGGTAACGGAACAAACTACAATCCACAAGAAGCTTTAAACATGTTTTTTCAAACAGGTAGTGTTATTGGTAGATCATACACAGGTGATGGAGATATAAACGCTGGTAAAGTACCAATACAAGAAATAACAAGTGGTAGTGGTGGTAATAAAATACAAGCTCTTATAGCTAATTACAACTACTACTTACAAATGATAAGAGATACAACCGGACTTAACGAAGCTAGAGATGGTACGTTACCAGATAAAAACGCTTTAGTTGGTGTTCAAAAGCTAGCTGCAGCAAATAGTAACACAGCTACAAGACACATATTACAAGCTGGTTTATTTTTAACAGCTGAAACAGCTGAACAGTTATCACTTAGAATATCTGATGTTTTAGAATATTCACCAACAAAAGAAGCTTTTATACACTCAATAGGAGCTCATAATGTAGCCGTATTAGACGAAATAGAAGACTTATATTTGTATGACTTTGGTATATTTATAGAATTAGCGCCAGACGAAGAAGAAAAAGCTAGATTAGAAAACAATATACAAATAGCTTTAGGACAACAAAACATAGAGTTAGAAGATGCTATAGATATAAGAGAAATAAAAAATCTTAAATTAGCTAATCAATTGTTAAAAATAAGAAGGAATAAAAAGTTAGTTAGAGATCAAGCTATAGCTCAACAAAATATACAAGCGCAGGCTATGGCTAATGCCCAAGCTCAACAGGTTGCTGCTCAAGCAGAAGTTCAAAAAAATCAAGCTATAACAGAATCAAAAGCTTCTTTAGCTCAAATACAAACTCAATTAGAGCTGCAAAAATTACAAGCAGAGAGTGAAATAAAAAAAGAACTTATGCAGAAAGAGTTTGAGTTTAACATGCAGCTTAGAAGTATAGATGTGTCAAAAGAAAAAGAAATAAATAAAGAAAAAGAAGATCGTAAAGACGAAAGAACAAGAATACAAGCAACTCAACAAAGCGAGTTGATAGATCAAAGAAAAAGTGAAAAACCACCTAAAAACTTTGAGTCTGCAGGTAATGATATACTTAGCGGAGATTTTAGTTTAGGTACATTTGATCCTAGATAAATTTATTAATTATTATTATATTATATTATGGCAAAAAAACAAAAAGAAAAAGTAGCTGAAAAGACTACTGATAATGTTACTAAGGTAGATCTTAGTGCAAAAAAAGAAACAACAGATGATAATATCATCAGAGTAGATTTAACTAAAAAAACAGAAACAGATGCCGTTCCAGAGCAAAGCACAAATGAGGTTCCTGTACGCGACGAATCCGAAGCTAGCGAAAAAGTACTCGAAGAAAACGTCGAAGCAACAGATGAAAAACCTACCGGAGAAGAAGTCTCCGAACAAGTTCAAGATGAACAACCCGTTATTGAGGAAGTAACAGAAGAACAAGTTGAAGAACAAGCAGAAGAATTAGTTGAAGAAACTAAAGATGCTATAACTGAAGCTCAAGAAACAGGTAAAGAGCTACCAGAAAATATACAAAAGCTGGTTGATTTCATGGAAGAAACTGGTGGTAGCGTTGAAGATTATGTTAGGTTAAATCAAGATTATAGTAAATATGATGACAATAGCATATTAAGAGAATATTATAAACAAACTAAAAAGCATCTTACAGACGAAGAGAT